AACTTCAGTAACCGCCATTCTTGTTGTCTCTGCTCCATAGAATAAAGCATGGGCCAAGCCAAGAAAAAACCGACGACCTTAGTTGGCATTGTGGAAGCTTTGAAAGCCACTCCACAATCCCTAGAGAAACGTCCGGTAAAACCATCGACGCACGTAAACAGTAAATTAAACCAGCCATTAACAACTCAGGAACAAGAATTTGTTGAGCGAGTTGTGTCTGGTGAAGCTGTGACCGAAGCGTATCGCTTGGTGTTCTTTGGCAATGTGGCGTGGAGAAAAAATCAGGGAGCTAAAGAAGCGCATAACCTGTATCGCAAACCTTGGATTATTCAAGCGATCAATGCTGAGATAGACAGGGATGCCAAGATTCCCAAGCTCATGCCTAATAATAAGAAGCCACCAAAGGCTATTCAATCATTAGGTCGTGAAGCCGCTGAAGCCAGAGCAAAACAGGGTGCGCCCAATACTAAGGAAGCAAGGGCAAAGGCTGGCAAAAGTCATATAGCCGACATTGGCATTGCCTATCGCAAGAAGTTAGAGGCCGGTGAAATTGATAAGAAACCCTATGTCAGTGAGCTTGCTAACTACCCAACGAAGCCCTTGGCTCCCGGTGAATCCCTGACAGTTGCAGAGGAACATTACTGCACGTTGCTTGCCGGTGGCTCCACGCCCTCAGCCGCTTATAAGGAAGCTTTCAATACCGGCGATATTACCTATACTCAGTTGATCACTCGCGCCTCCAATCTCAAGAAGCACAACGGCATAACGCAGCGCATTGAGGAATTGAAAGAAATATTCCGCGATGAGATTCATGCAATGGAACTGTGGCGGCGAGTTGATTCCGTAATGGTGTGCAAAGACGTTATCAGCAATTCGCGTTTCGATGCGGTGCGCTTGCAAGCGGTGAAGATACTTAATGATATGAATGAATACACCAAACCCGCCACAACCATTAATAACAATAATATTCAGCTTAATATAACCGAGCGGGATATGCGTGCATGACCGGATTGCCGCCAGCCAATGTTCATAGCACCCACTTCACTTTCACAGAGAAGCAGGAAGAAGCACTCGATTTGCTGTCCTCCGAGGCCCAACATACTTTGCTTGCCGGTGGCTCAAGATCAGGCAAAAGTTTCCTGCTAGTCAGGCAGGTAGTCCTCCGCGCCCTTAAAGCCAAGAACTCCCGGCATGTGATATTCCGCTATCGTTTTAATGCCATCAAAGCTTCCATAGTCAGCGACACTTTCCCGAAAGTGATGCGGCTGGTATTCCCGTTTGTCCATTATGACCTGAACAAGACCGATTGGTATGTGACCCTGCCCAATGGCAGCGAGATATGGTTCGCCGGGCTGGATGACAAAGAGCGTGCCGAGAAGATTTTGGGGATGGAGTTTGTCACCATCTTTTTCAACGAGGCTTCACAGATACCGTACCAGTCAATCATGCTGGCTTTGACCCGTTTGGCGCAGTTGGTCGTGCAGCTTATTCCCGGTAAGGAAGGTAAGCCCGACGAAGAGATTGAAATGATACCAAGGGTGTTCTATGACTTGAACCCCACCAGCAAAGCGCATTGGTCATACCGGCTGTTTATCTTGAAGATAGACCCTGACAGTAAGGTTGCGTTGACTAATCCAGCCAACTACGCTTGGATGCGGATTAACCCCAAGGATAACTTGGCGAATCTGACATCGACCTACATGGATACGTTGAACGCCATGTCTGCACGCAACAAGCTACGCTTTTTAGCGGGTGAGTTTTGCGAAACGATGGCGAACGCTTTGTTTACCTACGAGAACATTGAGACTTACCGGCATATTAAGGGTGAATTGCCTGAGTTTTTGCGTGTCGTCGTAGGCGTTGACCCCAGTGGCGCGGCTGATGAGAAGTCCACCGCAGATGCCATTGGCATTGTCGTGGGTGCGTTAGGGACGGACGGTCGGGCCTATTTGCTGGAAGATTTGACCGTGACCGCAGGGCCGGTCGTTTGGGGGCGTGTGGCAACCACGGCTTATGATCGCCATCAAGCGGATTGCGTTGTTGGGGAAATTAACTTCGGCGGGGCGATGGTCGAGCATGTCATCCAAACCTCACGACCAAGGACGCCTTTCAAGAAGGTGACTGCCAGCCGGGGCAAGCATATTCGCGCCGAGCCTATTTCATCACTCTATGAAGAGGGCAAGGTCGTGCATGTGGGCAACTTCCCCGAGTTGGAAGAAGAACTGACAGCGTTCTCGACGACCGGCTACATGGGCGACAGTTCACCGAACCGGGCCGATGCTTGGGTGTGGGTACTGGCTGAGTTGTTTCAAGGCATTGTCGCCCCGCGCAAGAAGAAGGTACAGCCTTACATTGCACCATTTAGACCCAGTGTTTCAGGGATGGGCTACTAAGATGAGAATACATGGAACCGATATATCCCTTCCTGTTTGCCAATACAAAGCCTTTGCTGTTTTCTTTGGCTTCCTTTTTATTGTTTCTACTTTTTATATATTGGCAGGATTTTGATGATGACTGATAAGGCTAACGCCGACTTAGAGTTTCACTCAGCGATGACATTGCCGGGCTTTGATGGCGACAATACTGCCAGTGAACAACTCGACAAAGACATTCAACGCTTGCAACAGCTTGAGATATTCGCTGGCAAGCTGGTTGCCAAACGCCGTGAAGCCATAGATGGCAGAGCAGCAAGCGGCATTGAGATAATGTGGAAACAGGATGATGAGTATTACGATGGCATAGATGACGCTAACCGGGCTGAGTTGATGGTTAAACCCACAACTTCGCAAGGGCGGCTTACTTCGGGCGAACGTGACAACCATTCCACCCGCTCTAACGTGTTCGTTAATATCACGCAGCCTTACGTGGATATTGCCACCGCAAGGGCCGCAGATATGGCTTTGCCAGTAGGCGACAGACCTTTCGGCCTGACTTCTGTGCCTGACCCCGATGTAATTGATGCCACCAAGAATCACAAGCCCATGCCAGCAATGGATGGCGCACCGCCACCAGCACCGGAACCGGAACCCGCCGCAGCGCAGCCACCGGCAGCAGAGGGCGCACCGCCACAAGCACAGCCACAAGCACCCACAATCGCAGATGCCGCCCATGCCCTGATTGCCCACATGAACGCCAAGGCGCAAAAGGCTGAGGATAAGATATGGTCATGGCTGGTGCAAAGCCGTTGGCAAAGTGAAATGCGGAAAGTCATCGAGCAAGCCTCGCGTATTGGCGTGGGCTGTTTGAAAGGGCCATTCCCGACTAAACGCAAGCAGCGTGCTATGTGCCAAGATGCCCAAGGCAACCTGACTGTGAAGATGAACAAGCAGATCATCCCGGCCTCGAAAGCCATTGATGTCTGGAACTTGTACCCCGACCCCAGTTGTGGCGACGATATTCACAATGGCTCTTACATTTTTGAGAAAGACGTACTGACAGCCAGCAAGCTTAAAGCTTTGAAGGGAACTGGCTATATCGACTCCGAGATTGACAAGGTTTTGAAGGAAGGGCCAGATAAACGCAATCTTGACTCGCGCAACCCTACGCTGGAAACAGACAACTTTGAAATATGGTACTTCCACGGCGATGCCTCAATGGAGGATTTTCAATCGGCCTCACAGAAGGAAGTGGATTATTCCGTCGATACCATCCCGGTTGTTTGCACAATGGTCAACGACCGCATTATCAAGGCCAGCCAATCCATAGTGAGTGAGGGCGACTTCCCTTATGACTTGCTGGTTTGGCAACGCCGGGCGAACACATGGGCCGGTACGGGTGTAGCACGCCAAGTACGCACCGCGCAGCGCATGGTCAACGCCGCCTCCCGCAATCTCATGGATAATGCGGGTATCTCAGCCGGGCCACAGATCATTATGAAAACGGGCCTGATAACGCCGGTCGATGGCGTGTGGGAAATCACCCCGCTGAAGATATGGAAAGTGGATGAAGATGCTGATGTCGCACAAGTCCAACATGCCATTATGTCGATTGTCATTCCCACCATGCAAGCGGAACTGACGCAGATTATTCGCACCGCAATGGAGTTCGCTGAGAAGTCCACTTCTATGCCTTTGATATTGCAAGGCCAGCAAGGTACAGCCACCGAGACTGTAGGCGGCATGAATATTCTCAACAACAATTCAAACACGGTGTTGCGCCGTATTGCCCGAATCTTCGACGAGAGCATTGTCGAGCCGCATATCCTTCGCTATTACGACTACCTGATGGCGCATTGTGATGATGAGGACGTTAAAGGCGATTATGTCATCGAGGCCAAGGGTTCGACTGCACTCTATGAACGGGACGCACAGAACCAGATGATCATGCAGTTGATACCGATTGCTGCTAACCCGGCCTTTGGCATTAACCCCGATCTGCTCATGCAGGAAATTCTCAAGATAGGCCACATTCAGCCTGAACGGGTTTGTTACACACCGGACGAAAAGAACAAGATGGCTCAGGAAGCCAAGGCCAATCCACCGACCGACCCCAAGACTGAGGGCGCAAAACAGGTTGCCAAGATTCGTGTTGACGGTGAGATAGAGAAAGCAAAATTGGTGCAGACCTCCGACCAGAAAGAATTGCAAATGCGTGAAGAGGAAACGCAATCGGAAATGGCGGCTAAATTGCATAGACTTCAGATGGAGCTTGATCACAAAGAACGTATGAAGCAAGTGGACAAAGAGATTGAAATGATGCGTTTGAGCCAGCAGCAAAACATATCGCTGGAACAGGTAAAAGCGCAGCTTGCCAGTGTCACCATGAAGTTGACTACGCAGAAGGAATTGACCGCGCAGAACTTGGCTACCAGTCAGCAGGACACGGCAACCAGCCAACATGACTCTGCACAGGAACGCGCCCATGCCAAGTTGATGCAGGACAAAGAACATCAACATGAGAAAGATATGCAAGCGATAACGCCACCGACCGAGCCAGTTGGCAAAGCGGATAACGGGCAATCGTGGGAAGGGTAATGGTGTGGCGGTCGCACCCTGTCGATTTTTCGGTCATGAGCCTAGCCACCGTTTAACTATAATTTAAAATTCAGGAATTACTATGATCAAGTCACCTTTTGCACACTTAGCCGAGCATCAAGCCGAACACAAGCTGATGAAAACGAAAGGCTATGGTTTTATAGCCCAGTATCTTTTTTCACAGCGACCAACTGCTTTGGCTTTTGGCAAGGGTTATGCCCTGATTACCGATGTGGGTGTTGCTCCCGGAACTTTAATGTACAGCGATGGCGTTACTTGGGGAGCCGCCACGACTACACTCTTGGAGATAGCTGTTCCTCTAATGTTGCCATCGAGCGGAACCTTTGGTAACAACGGCGCACTGTCCGGTATTGCTGCCACTGATACAGCTTTAGTCAATGGCTACCTGTATTTTCCAGCGGGTGCGATCTTCGCCGGGTCAGCCGCAGGTTTGTATTACACCGTTATGTCCTCAACCACAGCAGGTACGGTTTACAACAATGTTTACAGTGGTTTAGGTCAGCCCACTATACCGGCTTCACCCACGCCTTTTGTTTGTACCGGCCCCGGTGCCTACACGCAAACGTCAGCCGTTGACATACTACTATGTTCAGTAAACCTTCCTGCCAACTGCTTAGGAACACAAAGCAAGCTATCGACGAATATGTTTGTTTTAGGCCCGACCAATGCTAATACAAAAACATGGTCAGCAAAACTAGCGGCTACTGCAATTTTCGCTATGGCAGTTACAACGTCAACTTATGTATCTCGACGATTCATAACATCAATGATGGGTAAATCCAGCAGACAGGTAACTAGCGTTGATGGTTTGACTGCGACCACAGTGGCTAACTTTGTTACAACCAACGTGGCAACTAATGTTGATGTGCTTTGGGGATTTTACGCAAAGATTCCAGCAGGTACAGAGTCAACGGATTATCTATTGCTTGATCACCTTTCAGTAGAAGCGACATTGATTCCATGAGTTTAACTTTTAACCAACTTGATAGGCGTTCAGAGACTTGGCTGAAACTATCCAAACACATGAAAGAGATTTTGGATAAAGACTGCCGGGAACTTGAGAAAACGTCTATCACAATCGAACAGACTGCCGCCCTTCGTGGACGGATTAAATTGCTTCGATCATTCATCGCACTTGATGAAATAAACCCTATAGAGACAGCCGCAGATAATGTGACGGTCAATTATTAAAGAGAAGAAAATGAGTGAAGAAACTTTATTCCAATCAACCGAAGTTCTTGAATCCGTTGACGACATTAAATTGCCGCCGACTGATGAAGACCTTATTGAGAAAGAATTTGAAAGTGGTGTAAACCAATCCCTCAATATTGAGGAAACACCCGAAGAAACTGTTGGGATAACCATCACCCAAAAAGACTTTGATGAGTTAAAAGCAAAGGCAGCGCGAGTCGATGAGATTGATGCCAAGTTCCAGAAATCCCTTGA